GTGGCGTAGGTGTTGGTGTTGGTGTAGGAGTTGGAGTAGGTGTTATTGTTGGTGTAGGAGTTGGAGTAGGTGTAGGTGTCGGCGTTGGAGTAGGTGTTGGAGTTGGGGTTATTGTAGGTGTAGGAGTTGGAGTAGGTGTCGGAGTTGGAGTGGGAGTTGGTGTTATTGTAGGTGTAGGAGTTGGAGTAGGTATGATAAAAGATTGTTGTCCAGTAAAATAATTTTCAATCACATAACCAATATCTCCAGTATCTCCCGTATACTGCATTTTAAACCAATATTGTGTATTCTCTGATGCACCTGTAAACGGTATCGGGTCAGTATCAATATAATTCCTTAATACTCCACTTGTCGCACCCGTTGTTGATTTATAATATAAATTACCAACATTTGAAGTGTAATTATATGTTGTGAAATTTCCATCACCATTTAGAGTTAGTCCTGTTTTATATGACAAACTAAAGTTTCTCGGTGCATTTATATTATATAGTTTTATTGTATAACTCATTTTAATTTATTTTAACATGGGGTGCAACCAGGGTTAGTATCATAACATTGACAACCGTATCCACAATCATAGTAGTTAAGGTATTCACTTGGGGTGTTATTACATAAGGTATAACCACTAATATCTCTAGTTGTACCACTCATTATACTATATAAATTGAAATCATCAAATTCTTCATAATCATGTTGTGCTAGTAATTGGTGAGTGTTGTTACCATTAAATACGATTAGATTTGTTGGTTGTGTTCCTGTAATGTTTAAGTGATAATAAATGTCAACGTCACAATAGTCTAAATCCACTTCAAGAACCTCAATTAATTCACCTAATTCATTAATTAAAAAATCACCATTTTCATATTCATTACAACATGGACTAATTGTTGTTGTCGGTTTTGTTTGTAAATTTTCGGGTAACCTATTAGTGAAAAAAGATGATTTTCTTTTTGATACTCCACCATCAATTTCATTCACATCATATTTTGTGTAGACCCTTAATCTTGTGGTCGGTAGTGTTTCAAAAACTTGTGTTACATTGTCACTCGTTTTACCTGTGATTATATTTTTCTTTACCGAACCTAACCAATCAATTTTTGATATTGTTATTGGTCTGTATTCAAATGAAAAAGAATAATTATCATTGGTGTTGGCGTTTACATAATCAGTTGTTGTGAATCCAGATTCTGGTTTATATGTTGCCGATAAAATTGTTTGTCCTGTTGTTATTTCAGATACATCTTTTTTAACTATCGTTCCGTTGGTGATGTATGTTGATATATTCGCTGAAGTAGTACTACTATTAATTGTTGCACCACTAACAACTAAAACCTTTGTATCTGATTTAAGTCCATAATCAAACCCATCTCTATATTGTACAATAGGATAAATCGTAAAACCAGTTGTTGCTGGTGCGGACGGTACTTGTATTATTCTTGACGCAAGTCCTTGTATTCTTAATTTTAAATTACAGTTAGCGGCATCTGTAAACAATAAATCAACTTGGTCTGTTTCGGTAACGCCTGATAATACTAATGTACAATGTTCTGTGGTGTCACTAATAATATTACTTGTAACTAATGTGATTCCTGGTTGTGTAATACCTGTAATGTTTTCATTATGTCCAGGTCTACCATTTGCATGAACATAAACAGGCCAACCATATGTGGTACCACTCATTACACCCACAGTCGACCCTGTGAATTTAATGTACACATTACCATTTAATATACATTGGTCAGTTACACCTGTAAAAATTCCACAATCAGCATATACACTTGTATCAACATTACATGTTGTGTTTGTTGTACCATATTCAGAAATAAATTTATAATCTAAATAATCATTTACGGAACAATCATTCGGTCCGTTTTTTACTGATGTAAATTTAATTCTTTCATCACCATTACTATCAAAATAGAATTGGTGTTTTATTTTTACACCATCCTCATTAACTACATTATTTACTAAATTAGTAACCGCAGTTTTCCATAGTGTTTTTACTTTATCAATATCTGGAAAAACATATGTTTTATAATTACATAAAAGTGGTAAGTTATTTAAAGTTGTTCCACTATCTAATGATGTACATCCTCCATTATCAATATAATCATTTAAATCATCTGTAAATCCTGTATATAATCTAGCACTATTGGTTGAGCTAGTTCCACCACTTAATACTACTGTAATTCCTGTATAACCAGAGGTCACATAATCAGGTCCACCATATTCTATACCATCAATTTCGATTGATGGGTAATATGTAATTCCTGTTAATGTTGTTAAACTTCTGAAATTAATTATTGTACTTCCACTAATTTCTCCTGCCAATAATGTTTCCAAATCTTCTTCTATAGCAACTTCAAAATCAGGAAATAATTCTTCTGTTATTGCTTTGACCGAACAACCTTGTTTATATTGATACTTAGACCTACCAAAGACACCATTTTCAATAATATTACCACCAGTCCATATTGTGGTTGCCGGTATAAACTGATCAATAATTTTTGTCCAATAGGGACTTATTTTATTTACATATTCATTTAATGTTGTAATATCGTATGGTGTAAAATTATTACTATTCACATATGAACGATAAATCGATTCTAATGTGATGTAATTCTTTTTATATTTTATTGAATTTGAATTTGAAATCTGTTCATTTAAAACACTATCTAAAAATTCAATAAATGTGACACCCGTTTGCGGTGGTAAGGTTATCCCCGTTGATAATAATAATTCTCTCGATTTTCTAAATATATCGTAATCTAAACCTCTCGATGATGATATGTAAACACTAATGTTTTTCCTATTTAGGATATACTGAGATTCATCATCAACTTGGTGTGCTTTGATATTATCTGTTTCTTTTTGTAAACCAAAACCAGTATCTAAACCTGGTAAAGTTCTAAAAACATCAAAATATTCCTCACCGTAAGTGAATTCTTTATTTTTAGATTTTATTGTTTTTGTCCTACCTGTTAATATTGAATTGTCGGTATCTAAAATTGTTCTCGACCTATGATGAATTGTGGATTCATACCATCCGGCACCTTTTTCAAAAAATATATTAAGTGTTTCGTCAAATGCCTTCCTCGCCATACCTGTTGTTTCATCAACCGGATACCCCTCTCTTGTAAATGTTGTCCCTGTTACACCTGTAATTGTTGCATAAGTGTTTGCAGAATATGTTACACCATTTATGGTTCCTCCACTTGGTAGATACTGTACATATGAATATGTTTTTACTCCTTGTATGGCATTTAATATGTCCGTTTCCAAATCAGATGACTTCGGCATAGATGTGACTCTATAAACAAACTCATCTAATTTTATCATTGGTTCAGGAGCACCTAAGAATTTCAATAAAAATTCTATCGATTTACGTGTTCCTTTTGATTTGTACAAATACGCCAAATTAACCAACAACCTTCTATAAAACTCATATTCAGATTCAATTAGATTCTTACCAATTGTTGATTCTGAATATTGGTTATCAAACCTTGTGTATAATGTTTGGTCTAATGATTTTTCATCAAAAAGAGAAACCGTATCTAAACCTAATGTGTTTGATAAATTTTTTAATAAAACATCCGGTAAATTATTAATCCCATCGTAAGTTACATTTCTCATGTAAGCGATGTTATCAATATATTTTTTTACTTGGTCAAAACTTTGACCATAAAGTTGGAATACTGATTCTGCTTTTTGGTCTTGACTATCGAACTCAAATAACTGAGGTGATGACATAAACCTAACCATCAAGTTGGATTTATAGTTATCAATTTCGTCAGCAATATCACTTAAATCATCTACATATGTTTCATAGTTTAAACCTACAATTTGTAAGTTCCACCCATCTCGTGATATTGGCCAATTGTGTTCAACAGATACTAAATCTGTTTTTGAACTATCAAAACTATCTCTTGGTACCTTAAATTTGGCAACGTATTTTGGATTTGTTTCTCTATTTAATAAAACTTGTTCCAAATCGTCAAGACCTTCAAAAAATTCTTCGGTCATTCCGTCACTTGGTCTTATTAAGAAATTGGATGAATATGTTGTACCTGTAAACGGTTTACCATTAACTCTTATGACAACTTTATCTTGACTATTTGGTTCAGTATAATTTATTATACCATATGTGACACCACTAATATCAATAACGTAATTTTTATATGATGAATAAAAATTTCTTAATGGATTTTCTGTTTCAGCGGTGACATTACTATTCGGAGTTTTTATAACAATGTCATATGGATTATACAACATTGAGGTTTCCACTTCAAAATCTGTAGTTTTAAAATTACTATCATATACTATATTACTCGCGGTAATTGTTCCAGTACTAACAGGACTTTCCTTATCGACCATCATAGTCGCAGGGAACTTCTTTATTATTCTGGTTAAAGAAACTAATATTCTACTTTTTAACGAACCAAATAACGATTTACCCGCATCGTCTTTTTTACCATTAAATTTTATTGATTTCTCCTTCTGACTTTTTGTTTGTGTTGTAGGTGCGTTCGTTTCTTCTTTTAAATTTTCTAAACTTAAAAATTCAGAAAATGGATTTGTTGAAAATGTTTTACTGTCCTTTTCAGGTATAAATTTATCAATGGCAAATACAGTATTAGTCAATTGACTACTACCGTCAGTTATTTGTACACCGACTAAGTTATCGTTAAACGTATCCGCCCCACTTGCAGCCTGACTTGGTACTTTTCTATTTGCCATTATACTTCAGTAATAGTGTCAAAGTTTAATGTCTCATCAATATCAGTTCTTTCTTCCCTTACCTCGTATAGTGTCTCGTTGAATTCATCCTTGACCTCATACAAGTTAAATTGTTTATAGATATTGTTGTTATTGTTATTATCATAAATGGTGTATATACCAGAAGATACAGCCTTACTTTGGTTACCATAAAGTGCATGTGCTAATGTTGATGAATCATGTTCTACCATTTCAATTTCAATTGTCGTTGGGTTAAAAAATGTATTTGTTAAAATAATTTTTTGACCTGGTTGACCAATGAACGGCACCGTATTTGGTTTACTTGATGGTGCCGATGATGGTGTTACAGTTAAAAACATCAAATTTGTTGATGCATCACTATATTGATATCTAATCGCCTTTTGAGTTGTGCTCGTTAAGTTTGAAACTACAGGGGTGCAATAAAATGAAGACGTAACGACCCTATAAAAGTTCGCAATTTTCTTATTGTCGGTAGTGTTGACATACTCAATTCTATATCCAACTAACCCCTGAGGGGTAAATTTATTTCTATCTTCCGATGGTATATTAGTTACGTCTATGACTATACCTCTTACAGAAGGTAATGAAGCCAAAACGTTACAATCTGTAATTGTTGTTCTAATTTGTTTAGGTCTTAGATGAAGTGTATATATACCTAATTCCGAAAAATCGTTAGAATTTAATTTTAAATTATATAAACCCCCCAAAATCTCAACATCTTGTGCGTTAACATCGTCAGTAGTGTCTGAATTATGGTAAACAGGTGTTAAAATTTCAGAAGAACTCAATTTTTTCAATTCTACTGACGCTGTTGCCGTTCTACCTGACGTATAATGGTATATGATTTCAACGTCATCCGGTGAAACATCTGCTGGTCTAATTATTCCATAACTACCTACTGCCATAAACTTTTATTATAAATATAATTTTTATTGTTTTCTTATTGTAAAATATCCATTTCCATAGTTCTCCATCTCCCCAATATTGTCAATTTCACCTAATCTTAAATTTTTTTCCATTACACCTTGTTTTCCTCTTTCAACGAATATATCTGAATATATTGTTGGTTCGTCAACAAAACCTAAGAAGTGTTCATTCCTTGTGAGTGTAGTATTAAAGACTTCCTCTTTTGTAAATCCTGTTGTAGACCCTGTAATCAATGTATAACCATCGAGATAGTCCCTATAATACATAATTGTCGTTCCTGTTGTGTTACCCGTATAAGTGAAACTATAACCACTATATACACCTATACTATCCGTACCACCAGAAACCCCAACATACGTGTTGGATCCATATAATTTTTTTTCTTGAAGTCTACTACCTCCAATTGCTAGATACGTAAAACCGGATTGTGTGTACCCCGTATTATTTGTGTAGTCCAAATCATTAAGATAATCCTGTGTTTGTCCTGTTAAATTACTATATGCAGGTATTGTTACACCAGTAAAAGTACCCAACACATTACCCGTATGACCCGTAAAAAAATTATTTGTGTGTATTTCTTTTTTTAATTTTTGAGTTGTCCATGGTGAATCCAATGTTATTGTGATGGTATATCCTGTGCTTCCCGTATACGTATGTGATATTGTTGGAAAATTGGTATTAGGTACCCCGCTATTTACTGTTAATCCAGATGTTAACCCATCACCCCAATTTATTGTATAAGTTTGTTCTATTATTTTTCTTAACTTATCAGGGTTTATTGTACTATATACTTGTATTGTTGAACCTGTCTGAGTATATGTGAAATTTACCAACTGTTCAATTTGTTCCATACCCCCATCAAAACCTGACATAACACCCATCTCATCAACAGAACCATTTAGATATATTGGTAGATTGAAGGTCAATCCAGTATCAAATTTTAATATTTCATATTTTGTCTTGTCCATTATGTAAATTTCTCATAAAATTTTATTGGATTATTTCTCGTACCGATTCTATTTCCCGTGGTTCCCGTATATTGATACACTATATATGAAAAGTCAGTCTTATCTATTTGTACTTTATAATACATGTCTCTATACTCCAAAACTTCTGTTGATGATGTGTACCCTGATGTACTAAAATTCATAAAGTCATTTATTGATCCATCTTTTGCATTAAAGAATCTTGCTGTCATCCAAAATGTGTTACCTGTTAATGTTGTTTCATTGAAAGCCGATTCATCTTGGAACCAAAAGAAATACATATTTTCTTTATTTCTATAATTTGAACCAGTAAAAACAGGAACATATAAATAATCATTTGTGGTTCCTCCAGTATAAAAATAACGTTCACCAATGGGTAATGATAAATTTTTAGCAAAAACTAATCTCCTATTCATTCTTTCAGGTGCCTCATCATTCGGTGTCTTATAAAATTCCAACCTAAAAAAACTTTCGGTCGATTGTCTTAACATTTTTGAATTTTCTTCGTTTGTCAATCCCGTAGATTCATAATTTTGTACATATGTGGAACCACTTAAAAAATAAAAATAAAACCAAATGTCAGATTGTGTATTTTTTGGGTTTGATGTCATTCCACTATAAGGTTTATGGATATACCTTACCGTTTCATAATTTTCAATTGGATTTATAATTTTCTCTAAGGATTCTCTTTCAAAGTCTTGGAAATTTTCACTCCAACCTAAATCTGTTTTAAAATCTGTATCAGTATTTAACATCAGATTCAAATCATCTGAACTATTTAATATTTTCATTTTAACAAACGATATTTTTAAATTTACTTAGACCATCTTGTTTATTCGTGTAAATTTTTTCATTCCTTAGATAAAAATTAACATCATTCTTAACGTAATGTATTCCATTAACAAATGGATAATCCGTACCATACCCATCAGGGTCTACATATCCATGATCATATAAATCTCTCCATCTCCATTGTCCTTCATTTTGACTGTATTTTGCGTTTTCAGGTATGTTATATACGTCATCGGTTTTTGATTTCTCAAGGTATGGTGATAATTGCCTCAATTTTACTCTATGATATGGTTGATAATAAATCCCAAACGGATTGCTTTCTGTTGCACCTGAAAAACTTGTAGTTGTTCCGGTCTGACCATAATCAAAAATAGTTATGGGTGAATAAAATTTATGATACACCTCACTAATAATTCTTTCCTTAAATTCGATTTCATTGTACTCAACAAATGCACCTGTTAATCCAGAGGTTCCAATTGTTAAAGTATTACCACTTGTAAATGTTATTGCCGAATTTGTGAACGTTGTTCCTGTACCGAGACCCGATTCAAATGGTGCTGATGTTTTAGTTGTACCACTAAAATGTTGATCAATCCACGTATCGTGGAAATTAAATTTATATCCAACCTTAGGTGGGTAATCAAAGTAACCATTACCATTTCTTAGTATGACTGAAAGATATACGTCTGTTGGAGTATAACCTAAATTGTTTGTAATTCCTGTTAATGTAAATGGTTTTTTAAAATCATACAGAACTGATTCCATTCTATTTCTCTCAACTAAAAAATCATTAGTTCCTGAATAATTTTCAAATAGTAATTTTTTTTCGTCTTCCCAAATTGGTGTCTCGAAACCTACCTTATCTAAAATATAATCATCTACACTTGTTAATGTTTTATGTTTATGGACATAATATGTTGAGGTCGAGCCTGAAATATTTTTAATGTCTAAACATCTTTTACCTGTCACCACATTACCGAAAATAGTAGATGTTGGGAATTGACTACTTGCCAAATTAATTACATATTTTTCCGAATTAAACGTTTCGTTACCGACGCTTGTAACATAAAAAGTTCTACCGCTAGTTGCACCTGTTAATGTTCCACCATATAATGTGATATATTCACCGGCAGATATTCCATGTTCAACAGGACAAGTTAATGTGTGTGTTGTTGTTCCAGTTGTTACCCTAAATGGTAAACCATCACCAGCGGTGAATGTGTAAACCGTGTTGCCTGATAATGTATATTTAATTGGGTGTGTGGAATCACTACCATAAACATATGACAAATAGATATTCCAATTATGATATGGTGCATCCATCGTTGTTATTGTTGTATGTCCCGTATAACCAGAAATAACAACATTCTGTGTGAAAGACGGTGTACTTCCTGTTTGTGGAATATTAATTTCTCTTAGTACATCATTTCTTAAAAACGCAAATTCATTATAAGGTAACCACCCACTATTATTAAACGCCTCACCAACACCATTCTGATATAACTGTTCTGCAAGATTTAAATATTGTGTAGTACCACTATATACGTTTCTAAAAACCATTTTTAGTTTACCGTATATTTTATAATTTTTAATTTCATTTCTCTCCTTACTATATAATTCGGAAATGTCTAATATTATATTCTTATCGTTTTCTCTTAACAGAGTTTTATTTTCATCGAGTCCAATTCTAATATCCAAGTCCTCTTCAGGTGCCTTGAAATATTTTTTTGTTGGTAATATAATTTGTTTTTTTTCCATTATTCTGCAGAAGTAAACGCACCCTTAGGTCCGAAATGTTTTATTAATTTATCAAGAGATGTCTTTTGTGGGGTTAATCCAAAATAAAACAAGAATGGTGTTGATAATACTTGTTTATTTCCACTATAGTTTAATTGTGTTTGGAATATGAAATTTTCTCTAACATCTCTTATGTATTCATGTCCTGTTTGTACTACCCATGAATTATTTACAACCACATATGTATTTCCCGATAATGGGTCGGTAGTTGTTCCACTTAATACTGATAATGCGGTACTACCTTCGGTAAATCCTGATGCCCCATTAGAATCTGTATTTACAATAAACCCTGTACCACTACCTACCGACGTTCCGGTTACAACAACATCGAATATTTCCAACGCGTCTAATGTATTTCCAGTGAAAGACAATGTATTGTGTGTTTTTGTTATTGGCATTAACAAATATTCTTCTTCTCCATTATTAAAAAGATAATTTGTTGTTGGAGTTTTTGTCTGTGCAGCAGTTCCTATTGAAACCAATCTTTGTAGTTTAATTGCGGCAATTAATGATCTATCCCACATTTGTTTATCCATACCTGAAGTAAATGGTCCAAAACCCGTACCACCTTTATCCCACAAATAAAATGGGACCATTTGTGAAAAATCACCTAATCTATAATTTAAACACGACCTTATGAACCCACCATTTGAATCAAGTTTAAAATCAATAGGTGTTGGTCCGTATGTGCCTGTACCTCCAGTAAAATAAGCAACATTATTAGGGTCTTCAGGGTCTAAATATTCTCCATTATAAGCAGAATAATATTGACTATCCAAATCAAACGCCTCAATTCCCGCCTCACTATTAATTGACATTAGTTGAATTAAATCACCATCGAATACTTTCATATTTGTTGAGTACCCTGTATTTGTGAAAAAATCGTCAACATCGATTCTAGCGTCTGAAGTATCTAATCTATAATTTATCGCATACTCCACAATATTTGCGGGGTCTTGATATGATGTATTTCCGATGTCTCTGACAACCGAACACGTTGGGTCTACTTTTGGGTCTGTACAAATTTCATAGAAGAATTCATCTCTGACACCAATATCATAAAATGTTGTTGGGTGCAATAATTCTTTTTTTGAATAATATGTTTGTCCAATAAATTGACCAGTTGTAGCATTATATGGTGTACTTCTATAATAAAATGTCTTATCTAAAATATTATAAAATATCAATTCTCTTGGAAATTTACTCGCCCTTTGACCTAAATCAAGATTAGTTTCATCATCCCATTTAATTCTTTTATCGAATTTGAAAAAATATAGAACACCATGTAACCAATTGTCAATAAATGAATAATTAATCACACCCCCACAAAAAAATAATCCAATTCTTTTTCTTCTATACCATTCTCGTATTGCCAATAAGTTATTTGAGGATCCCCTTATTACGGGTATTACCGTAAACACGCCGTCTCTAATTTCAGTTAAACCTGAACGAGTTTTTCTATCGTATATTGCATTTGGTATTTTAGACCAGGTTACTTTATGTGGTAATCTTTGAGTATCGGATTCTGCAATTATTGATGCAATTAACGTATAACTAGCACCAGGACTCAATAAACTTTCAACAGAACCATCACCATAAACACTTCCTGATGATGGATCAGTAATGGTACCATAAGTTGTTCCAGTTCTCCAAAAATATTTATAAAGTATATCTTCATCATATACAGTATCATATTTTTCACAACCCTCTTCAATTGATAAAACGGATTGAGTTTCTTCATTGGTTTTTAATACCGACCTATCATATATTCGAAAAACTGCATATGTATCTGTATCAATAATGTCACCATATAATTCGTAGTCAATACCTGTCAAATCTCGCCAATCGTCATTACTAAATTGCATGTACGTATTTGTACCATCATTTAGAAACTCTACATCAGTTATTGAAGTTCCCGAATTATTAAAAAATATTAAGAAATTAGAAAAACTTGTACTAGTTGTACCAGAAACATCAGGATAAACTTCCGCATAATATCTACTATTATTTGAATCTCCAGCAATTGTGATATAATCAGTATCTATTGTTGTCAAACTTCCATAACTTGGTGAGGTAGTACCACTACATAGACCACCATCATCTTTTGCTGTTTGGTCAGGAAATGTTGATCCTGTTAAAAATGAACCGACGGCAGTATTTCTATATGTGTTACTCGAATTTGAATCGTCACCAAATACATTCACATACCAGTTTGAACCATCTGTGTATCCTGAAACTCTAAATCTAACTTCACCAACTCTACAATATTGATTATTACTTGATGTGTCGGTAGAAACCGATTCATCATCCTGTGTACATTCTTCACAATCTGGATATATTGTTAAAGATAATTGTTGTGTAAATTTATCTTGTATTTTATATGCAGCATCTTTAAATATTTCTGAAAGCCTTGGGAATGGTCTAACTCCTAATATGTTTATCAGGAATAGAGCTTCTCCAACAATCCATAAAAATGACCCTAAAAGTTCAGCAGCTTTTACTAATATTATAGTAAAAATGTATTGAATAAATAATACTGCACTTGCCAATACCACATTAAATTTTGCTCTATTTTTAAACGCAAAGTTTACAGGGAAGTAATTAGTTTTTGATGCACAATCCTGTTCGACGTTTGGTCGAATTTCTTTGATTCCTAAAAATGAATCTCTTCTCGCACCTTCATAGTGTGTTCCCTGAAAAGACGACACAGTGAAAACTTTACCATAAACAAACTTGTAAAAATAATCTTCTGGTATACCATTATTATTAGTACCCAACATCAAATCTTTTTTATGATTTTGTTGTGTTGATGAATAGTTTGTTCCATTTAATGTTACTGCGGTTATGGGTGGTACGACAGTTATATAATCTTCAAAAACATTTGAAAATTGATACGTCGCTAACATACCCATATTATATTCATCTTTGTTATTTATACCTGTAGATGTGTTTGGATTAAATTCTCTAATATTTGGTACGAGATACTTTGCAGATGCAATTTTTCTGTCTGCGAATTCCAATGAAAATCTAAATCTGGCAATTGATGATGTTGGTATACCTTTATTAGAATCATTGGTAATTTCTTCTTCGCCAAACTCATTAGTGTAAACATAATCTAAATTCATCGGTAGTGCAATCATTGATGCGCCATTTTCATCTATTGTTTCGTCTAATGTTAGAAATTCTAATTCGGGGAATAATGTTACTCCATCACTACCATAAACTTTTCTTCCAGTGTATCTAACACATTCAATTTTACCTTCAGATGTTTGTAAATTACATTTGTATCCACTATCTCTTCTTATTTTACCGTTTCTCTTAATTGAATGTGAATTTTCATCAGTTATTGCTGAAGATAAAATAATTGAAACGGGTTCAATATGTATTCCTCTTTCTGATAAATCAAAATCCGCTCTTGTAATACCTATTTGACATAAATCTTCGTTTCCCCAAAATGGATAAACATCTATTGTTTTATCAAAAGATATGATTTGTGGTAAACCATCAATATCTTCACTTGATTGGAAATTGTAAAATCTATCAAATTTTTTATCACTTACCCCTTTCCTAATAAAATCGTATGGTCTAAGTGAAAAACATCCCATATCCGATAAATCCGCATCAACATGTAAAGTTCGTGAACCTAATGGGACACCCCATATCATAAAATCACCTGAACTATTTGTCTTTACAGTATAAGTGTAGTAATTCTCATAAACCTCAAGTTCTTCTTCTCTTGTTAGAATATCTAATTGGTCGGGAAATGTTCCTGTTGGAACGTGACCTCCGTGTTGTTTTCTTGATGGTAATAGATTGTATCGATACCCATCTTCGTTTTTATCCTTTATTGATGTATACGGATATAAGGTAGAAATAACAGGGTCTTCGGTGTGAATTTCTTTTATCGGCACAAAAATCGATACTTTGGCATTGGGTACACCGAATCCATTGTTCGCGGTAACTCTACCACAAACAACACCATAATCCGAACACAACGAAGTATAAACCTCTTTTTGCGTGAATTTTAACGATAAAATTTCTAACAAATCAAAATCTTGTTTGAGTTCTACCGTAATTTTTTGATCCTTGCCAACGTTTGTTAAAATTCTATGCTTTTGTATCATTCTTATAATAAATAGAAAGTCTGTGATTTTCTATTATTATAAACAAAATTGGTGTTAAAATGTAGTGGTTCCTAATGTCTTTACTCTTACTTTTATATCTTTATTTGGGAATCTAATTTGATAGATTTGGTTAGATTTCATATATATTGTCCTGTCCGATTGTGCAATCTCCTTAGTGACATTATCAACATACGATTGTGCCACTTCTGAAGATGAATATTCACCACCAATCAAATTAAAAACACGGATATCGACAACGTTAACAACACCACTAACATTACCTAAAATTCTATATAAATCACCTACAAATAATGGGTCACCCATTTTTCTTTTTTCTATTGCGAAATATTCGATTACCTCATTTATTGATGTTTTTATTACCTCACTTTGTGTAACGTTTTTATCAATCGCCAAGTCTAACTCAAGTTTCATGTCAATAACTTCACCACTAACAATATCAATGTAGTCATTTAACATTCTGTATTCGGACAAATAGTTTATAATATTGTTTTTCAATGTATTTGAAACAATGTCAGTTAAATTACCATCATCGTCATATGATAAAAGTTTTATTCTAACCTTATTATCTTCTTCCATGACATTAACCTTTGCAGGTGCACCATAGGTTGATGGCATTGTTTCAATCAAAGATTTATAGTCATTTAATGTTACCGCCCTATTTTGAGCCGCAAAATTATATGAAATCATATTTCTAATTTCATCAATACTCGGTTGATCCGCACCACCAACTGCAGGAGTTACATTTGTCACTCTTAATGATTGTACGACTTGAGTGTTTACACCTGAATTCGGACCTTGTACATTAAATTCAATGTTATCAACACTGGTGATAACATTCACACCTAAGTTTGAATCTTTTCCTCCTCCAATTCTATATTTTACAAATAATGTAGTATTTGCTTTAGGGGTTAATCCAAGTGACATATTATTCAAAAATGTCCCTAAACTAACTTTCATTGTACCATTAACAAAACTATCCAAATTTGACATTGGGTCCACAGTTCCTGAACCAAAAGTTAATGAGAAATAACCTTCGGGTGTAAATTCAGAACAGAACTTATTTGAAACTTCAATATATTTTCCTGCTTTAAAATTGTCTTTATCTGATGCTGTTGTGGTATCAGGTATGAATACTTTATTCTCTGCCAATGATTTAACTTCATACCATTTATTAGATGAAGAGTCAAATTCAGACGATGATGGATTTCCACCAAACGTTGTACCCTCTTTATGTATAACTGATACAACACCCAAGACATTCTGTTCAGGAAGATATAGTTTTAAAAATGGTTTTTGGTCAAATTCAGTAATAACCTTTCTATATATTCTAGTCGCACCATTTACTACCGCCTCTCTTTTAACTATGGTATATGATATTAGTTTGTTATTAGCATCAAAGTTTGGAATTTTTAATCTGTTTGGTTCTCCTTTACTATTAAATGGACTTGAGAAATCGGTATCTTCAACTGTTTCAAATATTTGTCCTCCTCCTGAAACTTGTGCACCACTTTTTAAAATACCCAAATATCTTTCATCTTCTTTATCGCCTCTAACAGGAACGTTAACTGAAAAATCACACAATGCGACTGATGGTCTTGTTCCTGGTATTTTTAATCCATATGTTTTAGCAATGTGAAATAATGATTGTCTTTGTTGTGCAAAATCTAACATGGTTTCTTGCCAAACTCTATCTATATGAAAATGTAAGTTATCTGCAACCGCCGCGTTCAAATCTAATAAAACTGAAAATATTGATGCATCGTTGGTATTTTTTACCAAATCAGGATAATATTCTTTAGTTAGATTTACTAACTCTTGTCTTAAACCCGCAAAGTCTCTAGATGCGTA